TAAGAGGCAGAGAAGGAGACGGGCTTAAGGTCGGAAAACCCGCAGGCCTTAATTAAGCCTGCGAGTCGTACTCGTGTTTAATCTGTGTACTGGCCTCATCCAGCCAGTTGCTGAAATCGTCAAGCGTCAGGGCATCGATCTCTCCAGGCGGAAAGCGAAACCATCTCGCCAACAGAGCCATTGCCTGCCACAAGTACTGCGGGTTATGCAGCCATGCTAAGCATGGCTTGAAATCGTGTTTGTAGTGCCTGATAGTCCAGTAGATCCATTTCAGCCAGATCTTCTGACACCAGGCCTGTCATGGCGGCCATTAGCGGTTCATCCCACTCTTCCGGTTTGTCGCTGGCGTGCCGTGCAGTACGCATATCTTTTACCTTTAGGCGACGTAATTGCAGAACGTCGATACGTTCTCCCGATGCAGAAGTGAACGGGAACTGGAGTTTATATTTTTCGCTCATGGTGTAGTCCATTTATTTAGAGAGGAGGATATTCGGGGCCTCAGCCCCGAAACAATTAACCGCCAATGTTATTACGATAAGCGCTTAACTGATCTTCGCCATTGACTCGGAAGATATTCGCCAGATAATCAAGCTCGAGCAATGCTTCACCATCAATAACTTGTTTAATATAAGTACAGCCGAAGCTGCTGCTGAATTCCGGATTTTCGTTCTGCTTAAAAGTACCCAATGGATTCTTTTTAAACATTACGGTCATATGGGTGACCAGCGGCAGTTGATCTGCTTTGCCCTGCGAGTTATAACAATCGATGCTGGAGCGACACTGTAAGGCGATCGCATTCCATGGGTTCGCTGTTTTGCGCATCACATCGTGATAAAAGGAGTTCCATTTAATTTCTCCTTCCAGCTTATCAAACCCTGAAGGGAGTTCTATTTTGCCAATCATCCCCAGAGCTTTATGCTCCTGCATAATCATGCTAATGTCAGGCAACTTAATTTCTGTTGCGCGGCCTAACAAATTATTACCGTCGAGATAAATATTGGCATTGGTAACACGATTAATTTGAATTTTTCCGGCCATTAGCTATTACTCTCCAGAGATACTAAATATTCATCGGTAATTTCAGTTTCAAATGTCAGACGTTCGAGAGGCGGCGGCGGAGTGAATTTGTAGCTCAGAAGCAGATGACCGGCAGCCAGTTCAGTCTGAGCATTACGCGCTGGGTCATACCAGCATTCGAAGCCCAACAGTGCACCATCGGCAATCAGCTTGCGGCCCCAGGAATTAACCGATTCGGTCAGCGCGTCGATTAGCGCCTGGTTAATCGGCATATCCATGTACTGCTGGCTGAAATAACGAATCGATTCGTTAATCACATCACCGGTACGTCGTACATTTTCAAAATTGCGCATATGTGTGACGGTCGGCCAGGCAGCGGTGCGGTTACCCCACAGGCGCAAACCGGAACCGTAGCTGTTGAAAATGGTGGTGATACCGTTTTCGTTCAGTTGATTCACTTCGCTTTGCGGGTCATCGATCATTGCTGACAACGAGCGCTCTACGCCGGTAATACCCTGAATTTCCTGGTTTGAGTTACTCCACCAGAAGCCTTTTTCCAGATCCACTTTCGCCCGCAGGCCTGCAGCCCGCGAGGACAGTGGCTCTACCACTTCGGCATTCGTCGCACTGTCATAAACTTTCACATGCGGGTAGCACAGACGCGCACGATCTGAACTGGTGTTGAAGTTAATCGACCCCAGCGGACCGCGTCCTGCCAATACCTGCTGGAAGGTTGTCCCTACCGGCGCGTCGATGTAAGCAATAGCTCCCAGGTTTTCCGCCTGTGCAATAAGCTCGGTGGAGACAGTTTTTTGGGTACAGAATACGGGTGAAATCAGGATCTTGGCGTAAAAACCATACTGATTATAAGTATCCTGCAACAGTTTCATCCCGGTACGATCGCCTGCAGTGTTAATCGCACCAATAATCTCGGCAGCGGTGACCTTCGTTGGATCCGCATAGGTGTAATTGGCGTAAGCCTTGGTACCGGGCTTCAGGTTGACCCCCATGCAGTTGACTGCACCTGTCAGCATATCTACGGTGTAGTCAGTGCCGCTGATATAAGGGCTACCAGCATTGGTACTACGGCCAATTGCCACGGTTTGCAGTGCCCCGTGTTTCAACTGAAATTGGTTATTGTCACCCACCGTGATGGCTTCACTGGTAATAGACGTCTTATGCAAAGCCGGGTTCAGAACGTTAATTACTACCACCGTCCCTGCGCCGTGATCGTAGATCGCATTGAGCGCTTGAGGGATGGTGAAATTTGCCATACCAGGACCAAACTGTGCCGCGTTGCTTTCAGAAAGGCACAGAGTTGGTTGGTTAACCGGACCGCATGGCGCAGTGCCGATCAGGCCAATAACCGCGGATTTTACCGCTTTAACCGGCCGTGGGCCGGTTTCGATCTCAATGGTTTCGACACCGTGCAGATAATTAGCTGCCATGTACAATTTCCTCTTCGTTCGTTTCTGATTCTTTCGCGACTGCCGGTGTCAGATGACTGCGTGCAATCATTGTCATCACCCATTCATTTTCTTCTGGCAGATCAATTTCGCTATCTGGCCACAGTAAAACTTCCTGACCGTCAGCGAGCGTGACGCCGCTTGCCGGGCCGCTGTAGATATATTTCATTGAATTTCCTTATAGTTAACGATGGTAAGCAGAGGTAAATCCTCGCTTTCCCGTTCTGCGATAAACAGTGTGCTGGTGGCCATTCCAAGGGTGTAACGGCAGAAACCCATCGTCTCACCAAGGGACTTTTCATTCTCCAGCCAGAGCAGACGATCGCAGTCGGGCAGTGGAATACCGCCCAACGAATTACGTATACGATCCAGCGCATTTATCGCATCATTTGCGAGTGGAACAATAACGGTGGCGGTGAAGTGGAGCGTTTGCCTTTGAATGATGGCATCAGTACTTTCTGATGCGGCAAAAACCGAACCGCAATAATGAATGAGTACAGTTATCTGCTGTGTTGTGGGGATGTATTCTTTCGGATCGATAGCTGAAACCAGCACATCCATATCGGGATTTAATTCACGCAGGCAATTAGCCACAAAATTTACAACAGATAATATTTTCATTTATTGCTCACCTTAATTCACCGGGAGACGACTTATTCTCTCCGCTATAGTTCGTGAGTATATTGGCTGTTCTGGAAAGGTGAGTCTTTTAATCTGCTTTAGGGAAAAAAATTTATAAGAAATAAAAAAATCCCCGGCAAATTAAAGACGGGGATATACTTACGAGATTACTCATTTAAAAGGTTATATTTTGTTATAGAGCGCATCCAACTTTGCTTCTATGACTGCCTGTCCGCGAAGATAATCCTCCCTTCGAACATAATGCAACGGGAGATCCGCTCTGAACTCGAGAAATTCTCGTTCAAGCCTGGACCAACTTGAATCAGATTCACGCCTGGCAACCTCCAGAGACTCAAAACGTTCATTCAGTCTTTTTTCTATTTGCGATAGAAGCAGCTTACCGGAAGCGAACATTAATCCAACGAATGAAAACATAATGGAAATAACTTCCCAAAAATCGATACTGATTTTCATTGCCCACCCACTGATTAATGAATGCAGCTTGCTTGTCCCCATTGCAAATAGTGGGAAGCGTGCTGAAATAATATCTTTTTAGGGTAGTGACGATTTTCTCGCCAGTTTGCCTCGCTGCGTCCGGCATTGACTTGCTCAACATGTTCAAACCAGATGGACGCATCCAGCCCCTTTGAAGCCGCCATTTTTTTGTCTCTATTCACCCAGCCTTGTCCGCCGTTATAGGCGCTTAGGGTAAATGCCATTCGCTCGCAGTCATCCTTTGCAACCATATTTAGCCAGAGCTGATGATCGTACTGTACCAACGCACGTACCGCCCAGACCGGATTATACGGAGTATTTTCGCGTAGCTGAGGATAAAGCTCGCTCACCCATTTTGCGGTTGCGGGCATGAATTGTGCCATTCCCTGAGCTCCCACCGGTGAATGGGCATCAGGATCCCAACCTGATTCCTGATGTAACTGCCCAGCAAAATCCGCAACAGGGGCGCTTATTCCCCAAGTTTCGCGTGCGGTACGAATTAATTCGCTTCGCCATTGTAAGGCCGCGTGAGGCGGTTCGGCCGCTTCTGTCGAGAAGATAAAAATGGTGCAGGACAAACCTGCGTATTTTCGCCACATCTTCACAGTCCCATGGCGACACTAAGACACACAGCGGCGACGATCAGCGAACGACGTATCATCGCTGCTGCACAGCACCGCGGCTCTTCCCTGGGACAAAAGGAGTCCGGACGTGCCCAAGGAAAGAGGCTTCGATCAAGCCAGTAACCCAATACAGCCGATAGCGATACCAAGCTCAGTTTATAGATGACCACCGGAATTTGTGCGGATGATGCCCAACCAATAAGAGTAAGCAATACGATAGACGCTACAAGCCATCCAGAAAGTCTGGGAAAAGTTATTTTTTGCATCTTATATCTCCTGAAAAGTGAGACATAAGTATTTCTATTTCCTATAACGGAAGAATGAAAAGGACTTTAATAGATAACTTTAAAAAATCCTTTCATTATCTTGATGAATACAAATAAGCAGGGAGTTGCATAAAATCAGCAGAAGTAAAAATGGAAGCATAGTAACTTCTACGACGGCTCTGAAACGAGCATGTAGTAGCTAAAGTACAGACAGCCCAGTACAAATATGTCACTGTCAAATGTTATCTATAAATGTTTAAACATGTTTAGAAAAAACCAAGGGTGTGAGGGAAACGATCTTTTTTAATGTGATTAAAATGGAATCAATCTGTATATTTACACAGCATTAATGTGATGTGATGGCATAAATTAAAACTTACTTTCCACGATTGCAAAGCTTACTTTATGCATTAACATCATTTACTTATTACTGGTTTAATAAAATTATTAACATTGATAACAAATATCTATGGATAATCATTATCGATCATCAGTAGTTATTGATAATCGATGAATCCGTTTTAAGTTATCCTATTTCCGATAAATACATGGCAGTATGCAGCGTTAGATATAATACATGGAGATTAAATATGATTAAAAAATCAAAAGAGATGATACGAACCCCAGAGATTATAAACGATCTGGCATTTCATGCATCACAAGTTCTTATTGAGAGTATGAATATAGACAGTGCATCTGCTGATAATGTCGGTCATGCCATTGCTGACAGAATGATGCGAAACTGGGGTGGACAAAGCATTTACTTCCCAAAAGGTATTTCTGGCAGGGCATCTGAACGCGATTATCAGATCTACAGCGAATGTAATGGGCGAAATTACGCTGAATTAGCGAAGCGGTATAATTTAACGCTACAATGGATCTATAAAATAGTTAAGCGTGTTCATACTGAACAACAGAATCAACGCTCAGTATTATAAGGAAATTATCCCGGCGTATAGTAATGGTCGATCGCTATACGCCAGTCCCAGCCTGGGGCATTTTCGCTTTGGCAACTTCACGATGGCTACTGATCCTATAGAGAGTGTCCGACCTCTGTGTCACATCAAGAATTACTTAATTTCCATAATTTTATCGAGGAGAACTTTAAAATTAATCGCCAACTGTGATGATGCCATAATGCTATGCTGAATAAACATTACCCCCTTTCCTGCTCGTGCATAACTCTATATAAAATAACTGTAGTAATATTTTTTCAAAAATTACTCTTCCAGATTCTTAAACTTACTCAACAACTGTGTGGCCCATAAGGTCTCGCCAAGTGGTGAGTCTAATTCCGCCCATCATTCCATTGTCAGTATTTTCAAAGAAAAAATATAAATACGCCGTAAGAAAATAATACTATTTGAGATAACAATTTGTATTAATCAGTCTTCATCAATAATATTTTTTTGATTTTAGAGCTCTCTGATAAATACTTCACATTACTTCTATATACATTATGAAAGCCCGGATTCAAATTCTTGACTACAGCTCTGTGAGGCGTTTTTGCTTTCAGAAAGGCCGGATGCTCCCCTCATCCGGTATGTGTAAATCAGAACGCAGGCAGGTTCCGCCGCAGCGACCGGAAATCGGTTCCACCACGAAGCCGGTTTTTGTCAGCTCGTTGTTGACCATAAAATCGGTATCCGCAGGTAACGGTGATGCGGGAATAGCTGCCACTGCACTGGCAGAATTGCTTTATTGCCCGGCGGCATCCCAGCACAGTTCATCCAGATCATAGAAAATTTTGCTTTCGAACCCGGCATCGGTCTGCGCCTTTTGCATAAAGCGGGCGTGGTAGTTTTCCTCAAGATCTTTGTCCTGCATGATGTGTTCAGTTGGTGTACCAGCCGTACTTCGCCACCCGCATCTACTCATTGCCAACACGCTGGCAGAAGTGGCTTAATCATAATCCTGACAGATAAGATAATCGAAACGACAACACAACATCAGGAGTCAACATGAGCTTACAGGCACAGGCGCTGGAATGGGGTCACGGTCCACGGACTTTCGAGGTTTTTCTGGAACCGACTTGCCCCTTTTCGGTGAAGGCGTTCAACAAACTCGACGCGCTATTGGCCGCAGTTGGGGAAGATAACGTGACGGTAAAAATTCGTCTGCAATCGCAGCCGTGGCATATGTTTTCTGGGGTGATCGTTCGCTACATTCTGGCGGCGTCGACCTTACCGGACGGCAGAGCCGCAGCGAAAAAAGTGTTGCAGGCGGTGGCCGATCATCGTGAAGAATTTGAATTCACCGACCATTGCAGCGGCCCAAATATGCAGGCCACGCCGCAGGATATTGTTGATCGTCTTGAGCGTTACAGCGGTGTGAATGTGAGCGAGCCGTTTGCGGTGCCGGAATTGCAAACCGTCATCAAATGGCATTGCAAATATGCCCGTCAGAACGGCATCCACGTGTCGCCAACCTTTATGGTGAATGGTCTGGTGCAGCCAGATTTGGGCAGCGGGGATGACATTTCCGTGTGGGCCGCGCGGATAATGAGTTAATAGAAACCCTGTGCCCGGCGGCGATGTCGCCTTGCCGGGCAGTCAGACGCTTAACCCACCACCAGCGTTTTCGCTTCCAGATACGCCTGCATTCCCCATTTGCCCATTTCACGGCCCAGGCCGGACTGTTTCACGCCGCCAAACGGGGCTTTCGGTTCATGGGCGAGGTTGTTGACCATCACACGACCGGACTCAATCTGCTGCGCGATACGCACAGCGCGTTCGGTATTGCCGCCCAGTACCATCGCATTCAGGCCATAATTCGTGTCGTTGGCAATCGCCAGCGCGTCGGCGTCGTCTTCGTAAGGGATCATCACCAACACCGGGCCAAAGATTTCCTCACGGGCGATGCGCATCTGGTTATGCCCGACAAATACCGTCGGCTTCACGCCCCAGCCTCGCGCCATCCCTGCCGGACGCCCTTCGCCGCCCACCAGCAATTTCGCGCCCTCTTCCACGCCAAGTCGAATGTAGTCCTGCACGCGCTGCCACTGTTTGCGGCTGACCATCGGGCCGATTTCGGTCTTGTCGTCGCGCGGATCGCCGGACTGCACCTGACCAACCGCATGGGCAAACGCCTGCTCAAACTCTGCCTGGCGGCTGCGCGGCACCAGAATACGCGTCCCGGCAATGCACGCCTGCCCGCTGTTCATAAAACCTGCCGCCAGCGCCAGCGGAACGGCTTTTTCGATATCGGCATCATCAAGAATAACCGTCGGGGATTTCCCCCCCAGCTCCAGCGTGACGCGCTTCAGCGATGCCGCGCTGCTTTCGACGATGTGTTTGCCCACCGCCGTTGAGCCGGTGAAGGAGATTTTGGCGATATCCGGATGACGGTTGATCACGTCGCCCACCACTTCACCACGCCCGGTGATGATGTTAAATACGCCTGCCGGAATGTTCGCCTCGTGCAGCGCTTCGGTCACAATTTGCGTCTGCATGGCGCTCATTTCACTCGGTTTGATTACCGCCGTGCAGCCTGCGGCCATCGCCGTCGCCAGCTTGTTGCAGATAAACCCGGCGTCGCTGTTCCACGGCGTAATCAGCCCCGCCACGCCGACCGGCGTCATAACCACCTGCGCGCTGCCCGCCTGCTCGACGAACTCAAATTCTTCCAGGGTTTCAATCGCCTGAGCGATAACGTCTGCCGGATATTGCGCCATCCAGCGGCCCCGTGACTGCGGTGCACCGTATTCGGTAACGATGGCCTCGAGCAGCGCATCTTCACGTGCGGCGACGGCTTTGTGCATGCGTTTCAGGACCGCAATACGCTCGTCTTTGGTGGTGCGTGACCAGCCCGCAAAGGCGGCTTTCGCCGCGGTAATCGCACGTTCGGCGTCGACTTCATCCGCCAGGCGCACGGTGCCAATCACTTCTTCGGTAGCCGGGTTGAACAGCTCAAAGCGCTCTTCGCCGTGCGGGGTAACAAATTCGCCGTTGATATAGATGTTGTCGATGTTCTGCATGTTGTTCTCCACGTATTCTGTTTTTCAGTGTGTGGAAGGAGTATAGAAACAGATGACCGCTACGATAAGAGGGTCTATCCTGTACGGACTGTACCGAAAATCGGGATAATCTATGCATCGCAGTGGATTCACTGAGCTGG